GTTCTATAAACCGTTTGACCGCAACCGGTCAGCAAGAGACCTGCTATCAGTGAGATTTTCAGTGTCATGTTCTGCCATATTTTTATAAAAATTAGCTGCTTTTTCCTGAGCTTGAAGGTCGTCTTTTAGTACTTTATTCTTTTCTTTTTCTCGACCCTTTAGACTACCTATCAGATAGATAAATGGTAAAGCTAAAGTTAAAGACGCAATAACGTACGTTTTGATTTTACCGACGATACCAAACATCAATGTACACCATCTCTGTGATCCTTCATTCGTGCATATGCGGCCAATGCAATGCCGGCGATTGCACAGATGAGGAAGATAGTTTTGAGGCCATCGGCATAGGATACCAAGCCCTGAAGCTGGCCTGCCACTTCGTTCAAACCCGTTGCAGCACCAGCTAGTCCAACACCGGCCATGGTTTTAGATTTAGCTAATGATTTTGGGGCGGCTGCAGTGGGTTTTTGAGCCATCTCTGGCCCTCCCTCATCAGAAGGCAATTGAGCCTCTGAGGAGAAGATAGCGGCTTCTGCGGCACGTCTACGGGTCAACCCTCGCAGTGGTGTTAGCTTGCCATCAACCCGTGCTTTATTCCAGCGCATAATCTGCTCTGGGCAGGCATCATAATCGCCAGAGTTTAGCTTTTTGAGTAGCGTTGAACTGCGGAACGCTCCACCGCCCAAATTGAAGACAAATGAGACGAGAGCATCATACTGGCCTTGAGTAAGTGGTACGTTGACAGATTTCTTAACGATTTTACCATGCTCTTCTAAATCCTCGAGCAATCGCATTTCAGCGTAGGCTTTTGTCCATTTTGTACCAGACCGAACACCTTTCGTGGCACCATAGCCACACGTCCAAACTTTTGCAGGACAGCGATAACTGGATACCATTCCATCAGATTGGAGCCGATGTAGGCCCTCAAACTTTTTGACCAATTCGATGCCAGATTTAGAGATAGTTTGCGGATGCATGTAAAACCTATTGTGTTGATGAAAACGGGCTACCCAACCCGGAGGGAACCAGATTACCAGACTGGGCATTAGCCCCAAGAAGCAGCTGCGATAGATTGTTCTGATAATCAGCCTCTACGGCAGCGGCGGCGTCTGACAGTTGCTGATCTCGAATTGCGGCTAGTTCAAGCTGTAAGGACTCAAAGTCTCGGCCTGCATTATCGCTATATCGAGCTACGTCAGCAGACATTTGATTTGCAAAGTTAGCTTGCGCATTTTCCAAATCTCGGCGGCTAGCTTGAGCTAATCGAGTATCCTCGGAATAACGGTTAACATAATCGTCAAAAACGGATGTTTGCCTATCAATATCTGACTGCATTGCCTCCTGATTTTCTAAAGATTGCCCTGCGTAAATATCGGCTGTATCGCCCATTGTTTGCAGCGTTGTTCCAAGACCCGCCTGACCTTCTAAGACGTTGGCTTGAGCCTCCGTGAGTTGGTTAGTGGCAGCACCAAAACCGGTATCAAGAGCCTCGCCGGTGGCCTTAAATTGCGTATTACGATCCGACTGGGCTGCTTGGGCTAGTTCGTCACGATTTGTCTGTGCATCCGCAAAGCCAGCGGCCTGATTTACAAAACCTGTATCAACCGAATTTTGCACATTTCCTAAATTTGTATCGACTGTATTAAACCTGTCGGTCACGTCCCCGAACCCAGTGTTAATATTTTCACCAATCTGGTTGCGGGAGGCGGTTGCTAACGCTTCACGATTGATCGCTTCATCGTTGAGAGTGTTACCCATGTTGAGGTTTGCTTCTGCATTAGCAATCCGACTGTCTGCCGCAGATTTAAATTGACCACCAAGGTAATTATTTAAATCGCCAAAGCCTGAGCTTATTATGCCAGTATAATTCGGTGTATTATTAGAAACAGCTGAACCAATGGAGTTGGTTTCGCCAACTGTTGCAGTAGAAGAGTTGCCGCTGGAATCAGTAGGCCCCGGATAATTGAAAGGCTCCAGACGAGGTGTAGGGGCTTTATATAAACTCTGGTACTTTCCGGCGCTATCTACCAAATACTGCGTCCCAGCGTATTCACCGTCTTTTAAAGATCGTATTTCGTGACCCGTGGCTGAATCGTATAGTGGTGACATTTTAGAACTCCTTCGTTCGTTTTAGTCGGGCTGCGAGGACTAAGCTTGATTGTTAATTTTAGATGGAAACCTGCAGCCTGTTTAAAAACGAGACCATTCGGCTTAGAGAATTTGTGAAATAAACACAGCGCATCAGCGATCGTTTGTTGAAGCAGAGCGATTAATTTAAGTTAGCGTCCTGCTCCAAAGCCCATTCAATATCGCCACACATGAGGAGCGAATATTTAAGTGTTTCTTGGGGTGTGAGTAAGAATAGCCTAACTTCTGACGCAGTTAATTTTGCATTCTATCTTTTAGGAAAAGAACAGGTTTAGCCTGTACTGTTGAGAAAAACCAAGGCTAAACTTATGATGATAATTATACACAAATATTAGCGTAAATGCAAGTTATTAAATCAATATTTTGGAAATTTACTTCGGCTTATGTGCCAACCGTCTTGGGTGGTCATATTTATTCAGCAGGTGCAGCTTCTGCTTCTGGCGTCATTAGTGTTTCTATAGCCCATGTAGCTTGATAGCCGCCACCCGTTTTTGGTTCGTAGCCTGATATATTCGCAGTTTGATTGTCTAAGATGGTTGGCTTGTTTGTAATATCGAGTATGTGCGTATCGCCATCTACAAGAATTTCTAAGGCATCTTCCTCGCTTATAGCAGCTACTGAGTTTGAGCCAGAATGAGCAGAAGCATCAAAGGTGCCCTCGTCTTGAAAAGCCAGAATTACATCACCAAATTCCACGCCTGTTGTGGTATCAAAAAATTTTACTTTCATTGCTCTATTCCTTTATGCATCTTCTTCTATGATGAACATTGACCATGCACATTTCTGCCAGTTTCGATATACTACGTTGTTATAACCTGCCCCAGGATTGAAATCAAAAAGGTAGATAGTTTCACCTGCGAATGCATGGACCGGGCCGTTCGTCGTAAATGCGTCTATAAGTCCACCAACCCTACTCCCGGTGTCTTGGGTGCTGTTATTTAGATAGGGTGCATAAGCTGGTGCGAAGTGTTGTGATTGATATTTTATAGTAGTGTTTTCTCTAGCGCCCCAGCTAGTATAACCCACACCATCCGATGCATTAGTGACGTAGTAAAAATTATTATAATACCACATGTTATTACTTCTAGATGTATATCGTTCTCTATGATTGTCCCCAATCCACAGTTGCGGCGTTGTTGTGGAATAGGATGGCGCAGACCATCTGTGGCTTCCGTTGGCTGCATCATAAGTTAAAGTCATTGATGAACCCTGAAATTCAGCGCCATCTGTAGTATGTGTATGCGCCAGCAAAAATCTATTAGTGTTGCTGCCTGAGGAAGTTGAACCACCAGACCCCGCATAGAACCCCGATACGTTACTTAGTGCAGAGTTGTATCCAGTAGTGGCCCCTCCAGCAGCCATGACGTTAAAGCCAATCCTAGCAACTTTACCTGATGGAACAGTATATCCTGTTGACTGATTACCATAATAAGAACCTGTCTGCGCTCCGTAAGTCCCAATGTAATGTTTTATATTTCTTCCCATAGTTTTCTCCTAAAAAGCACTGAAAGCTGTACCGCCAGGTGCAGCAGCTATCGCCGCATTGACCGCTGACGTAGTGGCGTAACCAGCGCCGTTGGTTAGCTGGTTGTTGTTCGTGACGTTTGTTGCACCATCCGCTACATTCAGTAACGATCTGGCAGCTGCGGCTGTGTATGAACGACCGTATGTGTCAGTACCGTTAGTACCTGTAAACCGGCCCATACCAGAGGAGATGCCACTGGTAGAAAACGTCCCAGACCCATTGAAGTAACTTGAAAACAAGTAACCCGAAGAATTGCGAACAGCTACAGTATTGCCACCCTCAGTTTGGCTTGAATTAAAACCATCCAACAAGTCACTGTCAGCAGCTTTACCTGATGTGCTTAACTTACCGTCCAATGCAGTCTGCAAGCCATCTACGTTTGAAATAACGTGGTTGTGGCTATCATCTGCAACCGTGACTGAAAGCGTAGCATTGCCAAGGTTAGTGAATGTAGCACTACCAGAGGCATCACCAGAAAGCGTCAATGTAGGGTCAGCCGTGGCTGTGGTAGCAATGGACACGTTGCCCAAGTTAGTCATTGTGCCTGAACCAGTAACAGCGCCTGTGAGTGTAACCGTTGGGTCAGATGTAGCAGTAGTTGTAATGCTGATATTGCCAGAGCCATCAAAGTTGGCATTACCTGTGATAGCGCCAGAGACAGCTATGTTTCGAGATGTCGCCAGTGTTGCAGCTGTGCTTGCCGCAATTCCCAGCGCATCAATGTCAGCTTTCGTTTGATCGGCTGTAGCACCAGACTCAATGCCATCTAGCTTCGCACCATCAACCGAAAGATCACGGCCATCAACAGTACCGCTAAGGGTGATATTGCCTGTAATACCTACGTTGCCTGTACCCGTGATGTTGTTTGTGTTGAGGTCCAGATTGCCGCCTAACTGAGGCGTAGTGTCTTCAAGTACGTTAGCTAGAAGAGATCCAGCGGTGAAGCTACCCTGCTGCCAATTAGAGCCATCCCAAATGTGTAGATCAGCACTTGTAGTGTTCCAATATAACGCACCGGTTGTAAGTGCATCACCATCGTTGTCAGTCGAAGGGGCAGAGCTTTTAGCCCCGAGGTAACGATCGTCAAAACTATCAAGACTTGCAGCGGCGGCGGCGGCAGAGTTACCTGCGTTGGTTTCACTTGTCGCAGCATTCGTCTCAGATGTGGAAGCAGCGGCAGCACTGGCAGCGGAACTGGTAGCTGAGCCAAGAATGCTATCAACGTAGCCTTTGCGTGTGAGATCATCTGTAGAAGTGGGTGTAGCTGTCGAGGTGGCCTTGTTAGAACCCAGTACGAGGTTACCTGTCATCGTACCGCCAGACAGGTTTAACTTAGTGGCGTCCTGTGTGTCAGTGTAAGCCTTTGTAGCGGCGTCTTGGTTGGCTGTAGGATCACCGAGGCCAGTAATCTTGGACGTACCCATGGCAATAGCACCAGACATAGTCCCACCAGCAAGGTTGAGCTTCAGTGCGTCATTTGTATCAACATAACCCTTACGAGTGAGAGTATCATCCGTCGTTGGCGTAGCAGTCGAAGTAGCTGAGTTAGAACCTAACGTAATATCACCAGACATTGTGCCACCAGCTAAAGCTAGCTTGGTTGCATCTTGGTCATCAACGTAACCTTTACGAGTTAAAGTATCGTCTGTTGCAGGTGTAGCGGTGGATGTAGCTTTGTTTGCCCCGAGGGTAACATCACCCGTCATTGTACCACCTGCAAGAGGTAGCTTAGTAGCAAGACTATTCGTTACAGTTGTAGAGAAATTAGCGTCATCGCCTAACGCAGCAGCCAGTTCATTTAGCGTATCAAGTGCGGCAGGTGCAGCTTCAATTACGTTAGCAATGCTCGTGTCCACAAAACCCTTAGTTGCTGCATCTGTGTCAGCCGTAGGTGTGCCCAGGCCAGTAATTTTACTGTTCCCCATAGCAATAGCACCCGACATAGTGCCACCAGATAAGTTGAGCTTTAATGCATCAGACGTATCAGCATAGAACTTGCTCACAGCGTCTTGGTTGTCGGTAGGATTACCCAAACCTGTAATTTTATTGGTACCCATAGCAACAGCGCCAGACATCGTGCCGCCAGCTAGGTTGAGTTTTAGGGCATCTGCCGTGTCTGTGTAATTCTTTGTGGCAGCTTGCTGTGCAGTAGTCGGATCACTTACGTTAAGTAGTGCTGTACTTGTGAAGTCTACAGTACCATCTACGACAAGATTATTTAAAGTAGTTGTACCTGAAGAAGCGGTTACGTTGCCTGTCAGGTCACCTACAAACGTACCGGTTGTTGTACCGGTGGCTGTGATATTGTTGAAGGTCGATGTACCTGCGGATGTTACGTTACCTGTGACATCACCCGTAAGCGCACCACTAAAGCCTGTGTTAGCTGTAATTATTGTACCTGTTACGGCTTGGGGAGTTGCACCACCAATAACGGAGCCATCAATAGTACCACCATTAATATCGGCAGTTGCTAAGGTAGCCTGACCTGTAGTCGAAACTGTAGTAAAACTACCTGCTGCAGCCGTTGAAGCCCCGATAATCGTACTATCAATAGCACCGCCGTTGATGTCTACCGTAGCGTGAATGGAGTTACCTGTTGTGGTAAGGCTTCCAGCAGAAATAGCACCCGTGAAAATCGACGTGTCTGTTACCGCAAAAGTTCCTGCTATCGAAGCATTTTCATCAACATCAAGCGTGTCGATGTGTGCCGTTCCATCGATAAACAAATCCTTAAACTCTAAGTTCAAACCGCCTAGGTCTATGTCAGAGTCGGTTACAGGGAGAATTGCTCCATCCTGAAAACGAACCTGCTCTACTGGCGTGGTGCCAACCTCCACAAATACACCGAAACGGTTATTGGTTTGGTCTGCTACGATTTTGTTCTTAGCATCGCTATCGGCAATAAGCGGAACGTAACCGCCTTCTGCTGTTGTGCCATCGTGCTTGTGGCCTGTAGACGCCGCAAGAGCCGAAACTAATTGAGTAAATTCTGCATTAAGCGGTGGAGCAGTAATCGGACTGCCGTTAACAATACTTGCCGCAGATTGTCGTGTGTAGCCTGCCATTTTTTATCGTCTCCCTGCGGGTGTAAATTCGAAAACTAAGCCTTGAATGCTGTGTGGGCTTGTTTGTCCGATGGTCACAAACGTCGCCCTGACTGAGAAACCGCTGCCCTGCACATCGCTGACCATCACGGGCTTTCCTGGCCCACCATAGACGATGTTTGTGCCACCATAATTTACCGTACGCCCACGATATGTTGCGGGAGCGCCTGCAGTTTCCTGAACATAATTTGATGGAACAGCGGTGTCGTAGTCACCCCAATCGTACTCTAATGCGAGGTTCATCTCGAACGGGCCTTCAGCACGAATGAATGTGTTAACCTTTCGCATAATCTTGCGCTGCTCCGTTTCACCGAAATCAAGAAAAGGCGTAGCGTAAACGCTGGTTATATCGGCCCCATTAAAAGAGTTACCGCTTTCCTGCTGATAGACCGAGCCATCGTGGTCACCAAAAAGGACGACCTCATCAGTGCCGATGTAATCGGATGTCGTGCAGGACGTTCTAATTCCGAATAGCTCCCCAAACTCCCAACTGACTCCATTACCGCTGTTCGTTAAGCCTCCAATAATTCCAGTACATTCAGCGGCTGCTAATATCCCGCTAGAATCCGTTGGAGTTATGAAATAACGGACCTGACTTTTGGAGCGCACAACAACCCCGTCAAGGCTATCGAGGTCTTCATTTTCAATAATGTCCAATAAGGTCGATTGAATTGGCCGGGAGACAGAGGCAATATTGAAATCACCAATTCGGTCTGTAGCTGCAATTGGAAGGAAGCCTGAAGGGGATAAAAATAACAAATCTCCAGCAATTTCCTGAACACTGTCTCTTGCAATGCAGCCGACATTACTGGTCACATCTTCCAAAATAAATTCATCAGCCGAAACCGTAATTTTCTTAATGGACTTGGTCCCAAAGACGAAAAGATTGTCCCGAAAAGGCTTGATCTGCACAACATCAAAGCCAGCGGGTATTTGCCCTGCCCCAGCCGCAGCGGTCCATGTGTATGCATCTTTCGGCGCAGAATGGGCTATAGCCGCCCGTGTGGCTTCGTGCCCAGATAAAAATAAATGGTTTTCAAAAACATCTACAACTGCAGGGGCATTCAAAGCATTAGCACCACCAGCGGTGTTGTTGTCTGCGTGATAGCCACCAGAATGGCTCGATTTAATCTCTTTCCAGTCGGTTCCGTTAAATACAATCGCTGGATTCACGCCGTCCACAAAGCAGATATGATTACCGGAACCGAAATTAAACTGTGCATGTCTGATCTTCGTTACCGTCAGAGAGTTCAGCGTCATGGGGCGAGTAACTGAGTGTGTTAAAGTGTATTTTCGCCAGCCAATTCCGACCGTGTAGTAATAAAAGCTATAGTTTGTATCATCAGCGTTTTTGCGGATCGCAATTATAGTTTCACTGCCCGTCACATCGTTTTTAAAGATCGCAACACCCAAAACTGGGCCAGCGGCAGTGGTAGCACCAGCTACCGTAACTTCACCGTAGGTCGCATCGTACTTTGAGTACCCCTCAATACGACGATAACCGCCAAATAATGACGGCTCATAGTTAACCAAACGAGTGGCTGCTCCCGGCTTATTATCTGATAAATCAAGATGGTTTTCGTTTGAGTTAAGCCCACCGCCACAGATTAATTTGAATGATTGAATGTCATCAGCCATTAAAATGAAATCCGAGTATCTGTGATGTTTTGGTAAGTATTAATATAAAGTCCCTGTAGGTCCTTCACACCTCGCTCAAAGGTCATCAGGGCAAGCTGTGCGGCCTCTATGTTGTCTTTGAACTGATACATTTGATAGAGCGCCCCATCGACAAGAACATTGTCGTAGGAGGCTGGGATGCGGGTGACATCATCATGTGAGGTAATGTCAGTATAATTTAAATAATAGCGGAATTTTATAGAATAGGTTTTGTCCGGTGACGGACTGACACCGTACCCGCTGCCGTGGCTTGGAAAAACGTATAGCGGTGCAGATCGTCCCGTGGCTCCAGATTTATCATCATCATCACGATGGTTCTTGTACCAATCATCTCTTTCAATAAATTGTAGAGTGCTAAAGTTGGTCCCTAAATCGGTACTTGCTTGGATTTGAAACGTGTTCCAATCGACGGCTTTAAAGTATGTCGGCCAGGAGTATTCTTCTTGTCCAACGACCAGAGTGTCGGTCTGTTCAGCTGCATTAAAAGGCCATTCAAACTCCATCTGGTTAATACGAGCTATAGCCGATTTTACCGCATCTTTAACCAGAGCCTGTACACCGGACGCTGCCGCAAAACCATCAGCAGTCATTTCGACTTCATTCAAGCGGCGGATTGTCCGATTGCAGAGTTCTAAATATGTACTGGCCATGTTTTACCTTCAACAAGAGTGATGGAGCCAGCGGTTAAGCCAGCTCCAAAGTATTGTTTATGCTGCATTATATTTTGCAGTTACCAGGCCCTCAGGCCTTAGTATTTTCCTACCGTACAAGTGCATGCCACGAACGATGTCAGCAAAGCTGTCTGGATCACGGTAAGTTTCCGTTTTGTTGATCTGTTCAGCAGTTGCGACTGCGCTGTCATGGCCAGCTACGATCACACCAAAGTTTGCGTTTTGGTTAGCCGTACCAGTCGTTCCTGCACCGGTTCCAACGGATGGAAGGTTTGAAGACGTATAAACACGGAACCCGTGGAAATTCTTCAGAACCAGACCATTACGAAGGCCGCCAGAGTCACCCCACTCAGCCTGCAAGAGGCGTGAATCTTCATCACGCAAGATTTCTAGCATGATTGGGTCTAGGACGAGCCAACGCCCCTGAGTATCAACCTGTTTCTGATCCAATAGTCGGGCCATGCGTGAAACAACCATTGCTGGTGAAACAGTTGCAGTTGGAAGTGCAGTTGCACCTGGCAAACGAGCAGCCACTGGGATCGAGTGATCGCCGGCAGATGTCGTTGTGATGTTGCCAAAGTCACCTTTTTTCAGCTTCATAGTAGCCAAAAGTTCATCACTACCAGCGTTCGTATCAGCCTTTGTACCATTGACTTGGTCATTGACTGTGTTTGCCGCTCCGTGAAGTGCCGATTGCTTGTAGCCAGACAAATAACCAAGAACTTCTTGGTCATACTGATCCGCTAGGCGATAAGCTGCACGGTCGGTTGCAAGTTGCATAAAGTTTACATGCCATGTTTTCGATAGGTTTCGCTAATTACCTACCCGTTCTCTAATGAACTGCTGCAGGTTGTCCCTGCAGAGAAGACCATATCATCACCCTAACTTATTAGGGGTTAGCCGCTTCGAGCCGCTTGGCTCTACTCCCTTTCGGGATGGTCGTTGGACGTTCCTCTTTCGAGGCTTCGCTGCTGATTGCCCTCGTCTTTACGTTAGGGTGTCCCAGACAATTCAACTAATTTTTCGATTAGGATTACTCCTAAAAGCTCCCATAAATTAAGAGTGGGCCTCTTCGACATCATCCATTTTGAAGGCCCAGTAGTTCGCTTTATCGATAACTAACGAGAAGTCCGCATCATTGAGGTCTTGGGCAGAAACCGTAGTTCCTCGTGCGTAAGCTGATACAGAAATCTCAGGTTCTTTGATAATTTTACATTATGTTCAGGCTAGTTCGCTAGTTCTTGCCCCGCTCTTTCGAGCCGCTACATGTCGCCATGCAGATCAGACTATATCAC